GTAGCAGAAGTTATGAGGCAGGATATGCTGATGGATATAATCAAGGTGCAAGGGTTGCACTCGGCGAAGTCGCTGAAGGCCTTATGGACGGTCCTGAAGACTGGAAGGACACTAAGAAGCCCCGCATCCACACAGCACCTTCAGTGCGTGCCGCTGACAAGCGCATCGCTCAACGCATGGCAGACCGTGTGCCACCAAGTGCGCCTAAGAGGAAACCCACTGCTGCAAACAAAAAATACTCTAAGAACTTCGCAAAAGTCAAAGGTCGATTCCAGACTACGAAAGGAAAATGGAAGAAGGGCGGCTTTGGAAAGGCTGTCAGAGCAGCACACAAATTAGGGAAGGCGAGCAAATGATAGAAGGAATCAGGACAATCAGCGAGCAATTCGAATATGGCTACATGCGCTTCGATGGAGCCACATGGCTTCCATACAATTCAGAAACCACGCAATGGGAAGGAATCCCCGCTAAAGCAGCCTGTTTTAATGAATCGTATATTGATTTGTCAGGCTACGAGTTGGAGGACCTAACTGTTGCGCCCATATCTGTCATCGTGCAGGATCCTGGTATCTACCAATTCAATGGCAATCCTGATGTTTTTGCTATGTATGACCTAGTATCGATGGAGCGATTAACTACTGCTGACTTACAGTCAATCAAGGCGAACATGACCACAGAGGTGCAAAATGCACCGGGAATGCCAAAGGGACCGCTAGACCGCGCCCAAATCATATATGGTCAATTTAGATTAATGGCTGCTAATAGTACCGTTGTGGGGCTCCCTACTATGATGTTGAACGCTCGTACAGTACGATTTGGATCAGGTAATCCCACTGCTGTATCGAAATTATGGTGTTATCGTATCATCGCCTTTGTTTCAACACCTACCGCGAATGACCGTTTAACAATTCCAGCAGCAACCTTCGTGCTTAATATTAAGGTAGTCAAAGAATCTGAACTACCTTACATGATGAGACTAAAGAGATCCTACGAATTATCAACGGGGAATTGAATTGAATCTTTTGCCATGGTATTCACGCTATCCATCTAGTGATGAAAATGTGCGAAAACCGTCTAATATCTCAGAGTTAGCTACTGTTGAAGTTGCAGCAGCAGAATCGCCGGGTTGGTCATTTGAATCAACAGGCTTTTCAGGACTTGGAGATGCAGATTTATCCTTTAACCTGGATCCTTCAATAGATTGGAAAGATATTGACTTTGAATGGGGAAAGGCTGGAGGCGGACAGGAGAGCACCGGAGGCTCTCCAACAATGAATACAATGAAAACTCCCTTCGATGGAGGTCTTGATCTGAATCTTAAATTGAATACCGATGACATCAACTCTGGATTACTCACTGAGTTTCCTGCAAAGGTAGCAGTAGTATTATCTCCGGTGATGACAATCCCTATGATTTTCATCGACCCGCTTATCGCATGGTATGATTATCAATCATTCGATGCTTCTTGAATAACTTCCTGCTGTAAGAATTGCTTTCTCATCCTTCTCAACTGATAGCAAACTGCTTGTTGAGTAAGTCCAACCCTCTTGGCGATGTCAGATTGACTTAATCCGTGACCGCGGTAATAGTAAATCTTCTCCCAGAGGATTTGTTTCTTGGTTTTTGGAAACAGTGGGATCATGAAAACAACTCCAACTGCAAAAGTGCTTTTAATTGAGGGGTTATTTCCTCTCTGTTTTTGAGGTGAATCATTAATGAACGGGTCCCGACATCTGATACATCAAATGCCTCCATATCGTCGAGGTAAGCCTTCAACGCCCTCTCGATAACCCTGCTCCTGGTTCCCTTCGTTTTAGTCTTCAATCTCTCGGCTAATCCAACCGGTATATTGGCTGAAATTATTGTTTTAAATTCATTGGTTTTCAATTACGCTCCCCCATTTGTCAACTGACATGGTCAGTAGGGGGGGCTTCCCCTATTTAGAGATTAATAAATAAATAATTGATTGAAGAATAGGGGGAGAACTAGATGTGCGACTCCGTCCCAAATCTCGTCAACGACGACCTAGATGTTCAAGACAAGGATTTACAATACTATATAAACTACAAACTGGGACATCCCCTTATGGCAACCGCAAAGACTGGCTCGTTTTATCTGACTGAAAAAGTGAATCTGGCTCCAGGATCCCCCGCTGGAACTAGAGGACAATCAACCATCGATTTGGGTGCATATGTGAATGTCCCAACAGGGCAAGCAATTGCAATCGAATCTGTGGACTTCATCTACCAAACTGCAGATGGTGCAGGGTCTGGCAATGAACTCTTAACTGGTGACGGTGCCATCTCAGTCCAATTGACTGATTTGAACCCTTCATCATTGCTACTTTTGGCTGACGATCACTCGCTAGTAGCTAGTGGATGTCTTAACATCGACTTTTCAGGCAATGTATTGTCTCACAACTCCGATATGTACCCCGATAACTTCGGCCCTACAGCACTCTCAGAGGCTTTCCTCGTAGTAAATGATACTCTATACCTAGTCGCGGGTAACAACGCTCAACCAACTGGCGCTACTATTGTCAGTGTTACAGCAAGAGTTCGCTGTCGAGTCGTCAAACTTTCTACTAAGGATTGGATGGCAATTGCAATTCAGAGCACCGCGAGTGACAACTGATGGTCAAAATCCATGGCAACTACTGTGGACCCAACTGGACCGGAGGAAGAAATCTCCCTTCAAATAGTCCTAAGGTCAACTGGTCTACGCCATGTTTGGATGCGCTTGACTGTGCGTGTAAGGCTCATGATAGGGATTGTAGTCATCCTAAAGGTTGTTCTGCTAAGGCTGACCGTCTTTTGAGTAGGAAGGCTGGAATTGTAGCTTTAACACACCCTAGACTTCGCAACAAAGCCGCTGCAGTTTCAGCGATGATTGGTATAGTTTCAGCAACAAGGAGAAGATGATATGGGTGAATGTAGCAGAAGTTATGAGGCAGGATATGCTGATGGATATAATCAAGGTGCAAGGGTT